TAAGTTTTGTGGAGATAGTATAATATGTCAGTTTTTTATGCAGGTCAAACTATTACGCAAACCATTGAAGATAATCTTGGAGAAAGATATTTTTATGGTTTACGTAGAACTGATGAAGGTGAACTATTTTTAGGTAAACTTGATCAGTTAAGTTTGAATGATACTATTGCAATCAACAATGAAGGAGATCCAGTAGATAACTTTACAGAGTTTGATGAAGGATCAGAATTTTTTGAAGGCAGAGATTCTGCACACAACTTAACATATAAAAATTTAAATTATGAACAGTTTCGTTGGGATGATGCAAATTTATTTTATTATGTAAATGAAGAAGGCGAACTTGTTGTAAGAATTAACCAAGGTCCAAATGATGGTGCTGTGCAATATGCAGGTGATTCAATTACTATTACAGACAGTGATAGAGAATGGGATAACACCAATCTTACATTGGACAATAACAATATTACATTCGACCAAACATAGGAGAGTAGGAGTAGGATATGACAAAACAAGTAGTAAATGTAGGAATTTTGCCCAACGATGGTCAAGGTGACAATCTAAGGGCAGGTGCTACAAAAATTAATAACAATTTCAACGAGTTGTATACAGCATTAGGAGATGGCGACCAGTTAACGGTAGTTGTTAATAATGTTATAAACTCTTTTCCACCAACATCAGAAGGTAGTAACAAAATTACATTCCTATATCCTACATTTGGTTCTCTACCTAATCCTACAACTTATGACGGGATGTTGGCAAAAGTAACTGCTGATGCGGCAGTTTATTATGCACATAATAACTCCTGGAATAAAATGTTAGATACTACAAGTGCTTTAGGTGACTTAGGAAATGTATCAGCAAATAGTCCAAATGATGGACAGGCTCTTGTTTATTCAACATCAACGTCTACTTGGGGACCAGGCACAGTAGCAGGAGGCGGCGGTGGAGCCTCAGCGTTTGTTGACCTAACTGACACTCCAATAAACTTTACAAGTGCAAATGGAAAAATTGTTAGAGTAAATGCAGGCGGAACAGCATTAGAATATAGTAGTGTAGTAAACGCAAGTGAATTATCAAATGTTGCTATCAGTGCATTAAGCAATGTTTCTGCAACTGCTCCAAGCACAGGTGATGTGCTTAAATGGGACGGCTCTCAATGGGCACCAGGTGCTGACATTGCATCAGGTGGTTCAGGACTTGATGCTGATACACTCGACGGTTTTGACAGTGCATACTTTTTAAATTACAATAACTTTTCAAACACACCAACACTGTTTGGAGAAACATTTTTAGATTTAACAGATACTCCAAGTGCATTTACTGGCGCGGCAAATAGATTTGTTAAAGTAAATGCAACAGGGGACGGATTAGAATTTGTTGTAGATCAATCAACTGACCAAAACTTGTTCGAAACAGTTGCAGGTGATACAGGGTCAACAACAGCAAGTACATTAACAGATACATTAACAATCGCAGGCGGTACTGATATTGTAACTGAAATGGACGCAGGTACATTAACAATTAATTTTAATGGCACAACAGGTGCAACTGAAATAAATCAATTAACCGATGTAACCACTGCTAACGCAATTAGAGGCGCGGCAATGGCATACAATGGTACAAGTTGGGCACCTCAAAACGGAGCAAGTATTACTTGGACACTTGGTGCAAATGGAACTTCTGACTACACATTTACAGGTCCAGGATTTCCAACAACAACAAGTGATCCTGTGCTTTACTTAATGAGAGGAATGACTTATTATTTCTTTAACAACAGTGGCGGATCACACCCATTTGAAATTAGAGTATCAAATGGTGGAGCGGCATATAGTACTGGTGTTGTAAACAATAATGCATCAACAGGATATATTATTTTTACTGTGCCAATGGCGGCGCCAGCAACATTATACTATCAATGTTCAGCACACAGTAATATGGGGAATACAATTAACATTGTAAGTTAAGGATTAGAAAATGGCAAGTTTTTACGAAGGTACAGAAATTGGAACACTGCTTAAAACTGTAAAAGGTAGTAGATACTTTTACGGATTACGTAGAACACAAGACGGTGATTTATACCTGGTAAAATCAGACCAGATGAAAAGTACTGACGGAGTGCAAGTTAATAGACCTGGAGATCCAACAAAAAATTATCCAGACTTTCAAAGAGGCATTGAGTTTTTTGAGGGTAGAGATGAAGAACACGAAATTTCATTTGATAATTTGCGTTATGAGCAGTTTAGATGGGATGATAGAAACTTAATTTACTATGTAGACGAGGAAGGAAACTTAATAGTAAGAATAAATCAAGATTATGATTTTCCAGATGGGGTATCTCCATAATGGTTAAATATAGTAATAGAAACGGAAAAATAAATGGCTGAATTTAAAATTGACAGAATCCGATTTAGATGGACAGGTCCTTGGCAAACATCTAAACAATACATTAAAGATGATATTGTTTCATATGGTGGTAAAACATTTGTTTGTTTAAATGGGCATACATCGGATCCGGATTTTTACATTGACTACTTAAATCAAGATTTACCAAAATGGACACAGATGACAGATGGTTATCAGTGGGTAGATCAATGGACTCCAGGACAATATTATAAAGTAAATGATATTGTACGTTATGGAGGTCAAGTTTATTCTGCTATTGTTGGTCATCAGTCTGACGCATACACAGTACCAGAAGGGTCAACAACAATCACTGTAACTATTGATAGAGATAGTGGCTCTATCACAGACACTGGTCGTGCTAATACATCAACAGGAGCAATATTCCTAAACGGTGTTGAAAGAAATATTATAACACTTCGTAAAGGTCATACTTACATTTTTGATCAGTCTGATTCAACAAACGTTAACTTCGGTGGCCAAGAACATCCATTAAGATTTAGTGTGTATGAAGACGGTGTTAATCCAGATACACCACTTATTGATTATTGGGATATTGGTTCTAATATTGTTTATTTCATTGACGGCATTGAAACACAAGAATCAGTTTATCTAAGTTCATTTGCATCAGCAAGTGATAGACAAATTAGAGTAACAATTCCTCAAAATGCTCCAGATAAAATTTATTACTTTGACGGCACAGTTGATAGTAAAGACAAAGGTAGTTATTTAAATATTGAAACTCCAGGACAAATCGGAGATACAGATTTTGGTAACTGGAAATTAATTGCTACAGACAACAACTGGCGTTATGAATGGTTGCCACAAGTTATCTATAGAATAGGTGATGTTGTAAAATATGGTGGAATAATTTATCGTTGTTCACAAGAACATACATCTTCAACAACAATTACAGGACTTGAATTAGATGCTACTAAATGGGACGTAGTTGTAAGATCAGACAAGTGGAAAGACATCTGGACACCAAGAACAAGATACTTACAAGATGACACTGTGCGTTATGGCGGAATTATTTATAGATGCTTGATAGGACATTTAAGTGCTAATGATGATGCATTAGGACTTGAGGAAGATAGTGAGTCGTGGGAAATTGTAATTAGTGGAATTGAATATAAACAACATTGGATTCCAAGTAGAGATTTAACGCCAGAAGGAGTTACAGGAGGAATTGTATCATCATCTAATCATAATTTAACAACAGGTGATTTAATACAATATACAACAACTGGCAATGCAGGCGATGGTCTTACAGCAGACGCATACTACTATGTTAGACCAATAGATGCAAATGATTTTAGATTATATAGAAGATTAAATGATGCTCTTGCAGATAGAAATAGTTTAGATGCTGAAGCAGGAGACGGAAACGAAATCTTTGTTAAGAGAGAAAAATATAAAACAGGCGATATTGTAAGATATGGTCCTACTATATGGTATTGTAACACTGGACATAATTCATCTACAACTTTTGCAGAAAGTTTCTTTGATATTTGGTTACCTGGTTACGAATATGAACAACAGTGGACAGAAGTACAAACATATCAACCAGGTGATATTGTTAAGTATGGTGGTTACAGTTATACATCTTTAACTATTAATACAAATAGCACACCAAGTGTAAACGGAATTACACAAGACACAGGTGATTGGGAATTACTTACACAAGGTTATAGACTTGGTGCACAATACAATCAAAATCCTGATCTTCAAGACGAAGCAACGTATTGGTCTTCAGAAGTAAGTTATAGAACAGGTGATGTTGTAAGATTTGGCGGATGGTTATATCTTGCACTACGTGATAATGTTGGCATAGAACCAGACGATCAAGTTCAAACTGTAGATGTAACAATTACTGTTGGCAATCCAGGAAACGGAAACAAATATTATGTGGATGGCGTTGTAGGTGGAAGCATTAATTTATACGAAGGTAACACATATAGATTTATCCAAAATGATTCATCAAATCTAACACACCCGATATACCTAAGTACATCAATCAATGGTCATCATGATGGCGGTAATTACAATTACTTAGATAATGGTGTTACATATTGGTTAGATGGTGTGCAAGTTGCAGACGCTACAGCGTATGACGCAGGATTTGCCGGAGCAACTGAAAGATATGTTCAATATATTGTCCCAAGAGACGCATACAAAGCAAACTATCTTGTTTGTTATAATCATAGCAATATGTATCAAGACGATCAAGGTGATGACGGTGTACTAACAACAGTTTACTCTAATAATTATTGGCAAACATTAATAGATGGTGACAGATTTAGAAATTTCTGGACAGAAACTGTTATAGTAAATGCGTCACCAGTTACAAATCAATATTACTTAGGAGATATTGTAACGTATGAAGGTACATTATACCGTTGTATCAAAAGACACAGTGCATCTCAATCAGGGTCAAGACCAGATCTTGATGCAGATTACACACAAGAAAATTTTTGGCAAACTGTAATTGAAGGTGGTAACTCAAACGTACTACAATACAGAGGTGACGTTAGAACACACGATGGAACAAACCATGTAAGACTTGGTGTTGGTAATCCTGGTGATTCATTAAAAGTAATGGCTAATGATGATCTTGATTGGGAATCTTTAGAAAAAACTGAAAAAGTATATTTTGTATCTCCAGACGGAGTTGATGCAAACTCAGCAGGTAGAGGACTATCACAAACATCGCCATTTAAAACAATTAAGTATGCTTGTAACTATATTTTAGAAGATGAAGGTACAAGAGCACCAGCAACAATTCTTGTTAAGACTGGACGTTATCAAGAACTTTGTCCTATAAGCGTACCAGCAAACGTTGCTATTGTTGGTGATGAACTACGTTCAACTTTTGTAGAACCAACTCCTGAAACTAAAGGAAATGATATGTTCCGTGTACGTAATGGCTGTGGTATTAGAAATATGACACTGTCAGGACTACAAGGTGAATTTACAGATCCAGATGAGTACTTAATTAAAAGAGTGACAGGCGGTGCATTTGTTGCACTTGATCCAGGTGAAGGACCAGACGACGAAACTGTTTGGATTACAACTAAATCAACATATGTACAAAACGTATCAACGTTTGGTAACAAGTGTGTTGGTATGAAAGTCGATGGTGATCTACACAATGGCGGTAATAAATCTATTGTTGCTAACGACTTTACACAAATTATTCAAGATGGTATCGGTTACTGGTGTAACTCCGATGGTTTATCAGAACTTGTATCAGTGTTTACATACTACTGTTATGTAGGTTATTTGTGTACAAACGGTGGTAAAGTTCGTGCAACAAACGGTAACAACTCATATGGTGAGTACGGTTCTGTTGCTATTGGATTTAACCAAACAGAAACACCTATTACTGCTAAAGTAAACAACTATTCTAAACAAGCAGAAGTAGGCAAAGTTTACAATGACGAAAACAAATTATTTGCTGTTGGTTATACCAACACTGGTACACACTATACACAAGGTAATGTAACTATTACAGGTTCAGGTGAAAATGCCGCAGGTAATTTAACTGAATTTAGAAACGGTTCTATTACAGAGATTAGAATTACTGACCCAGGTGACTCTTCAAGTGCAGGTGGTGACAACTATACCTATGCAAACAACAGAGCACAGGGTGGTGGACCAACAAGTATTCAAATTGCTAACCAAGATGTTAACAATGAAGAATATTATTTAGGAAAATTAATTACAATTATCGAAGGTGAAGGTCGTGGACAGTACGGACTTATTACAAGTTATGATTGGAACAACGGTGGTGTATTAAATTGGAATGTAACCAGTGCCGCTGACCCAACACTAACAGAAGGTACATATACAGGTGTTTTAGGAACAAGTTCAGATCCAGACGCTACAGAACCAACATTTACAGTTAGTATTGATGCATTAGGTGTAACAACATTAACACTTGAAGATGAAGGTACTAAAAATAGCGAAGGCGATATTATAACAATTCAACCTTCCTTAGTAGGAAATACAGGTAATCCTATTACTGTAGAAATTACATCAGTTTCAGCAGGTGATAAAACAATAACAGTTAAAAGACCAATTGATAATCAACCTGGATGGCAACATCATTTACCAGGTGAACCAATTGCAACTGTACTTGATGAAACTACACGTTATGAAATTACTCCATACATATCATTTAGTACTCCGCCATACAACACGAGCAATGCTAATACTCCAACAGGTAGTCAATTAGCAGATTCAGTAACAAGAATTGTTAGTGGAAATCAAAGAACAGTAATGGTTGGAACTAATACAATAGTTTGGACCGAAGACGGAACTTCACTAACAGAAGCATCCAGTTATGCAGATTTAAATTATATTGGAGTTGCGGGCGGTAATACGCAGTATGTTGCTATTGATGCAAATGGTAGAATTAAACAATCTAATGATGGAACAAGTTGGGGAGACGCTCCAAATAATTTATTAAGTTATGGACATACTTTTGTAGGAATTAAATATGCGGCAGGAATACATATTGCTATTGCAAGTGGAACATCTAATGTATATACAAGTACAGACGATGGCGGAACTTGGAGTCAAGTTAGTGCAGGCGTAAGTGGAGCACAATGGGTAGTATATGGTAATGGAAAATGGATCATTGCTAACCAATCAGGAGATACTTGGGAAAGCACAGACGGAAGTAGTTGGAATGCTGGTGCAAATATCGGCGATGTGCAACACGATCTTGCAGATTTAACATTTGGTAACGGTAGATTTGTTGCATCAACTTATGATTCTCCAAATGATATTTCAACTGTTAATAATAAATTTTTCTACAGTTTCACAGATGCAAGTATACCGGCGGCAAGTTCAGTTTGGTATGCTGGTGAAGATACTAACGTTGCAGATAATATCTTTATTGCTTACAGTCAAGGTACATTCCTTGGTGTAACTGAAAGTGGTTCAATAGTACAATCAGATGACGGTGTGTACTGGTCAGATAAAGGTACTGTTAGCGGATCATATAATAAAATGTTAGCAGGAGTTACAGGAGACGGACCTATATTTTATCCTGTAATGACAAGTAATCAAATTTCAAGTGTTGAATATATTACAACAGGTGCAACACCGAGAGCAACTGTAGAGTTAGGCACAAGAAGAATTACACAGTTTTTATTACAAGAACCAGGTTCAGGATATGGTAGCAACCCACCATCTATGACTATTGTTGATTCTGGCAACACCAGAGATGTAACATATGATATTAGAATGAGAAACGGAACAGTTGGACCAATTGAATTTACTAATAGAGGTACAGGTTATATTAACATCGGTGTTACTATTACTGGTGATGGTTATGCAGACTTGTATCAGTTAGGTGATAGACTTGTTGTAAAAGAATTAACACGTGAACCTGGACCAGGTGACAACTTGTACATTGATGAAATTAATGATATCTATTATGCAATTCAAGGTGTTACAGATATTAGTGGAACAGAAGGAAACTTTGATGCTACACTAACAATTACACCTACACTTGATAGAGCAGAGTCTCCAGAGCATGAAACTAATTTAACAATTAGACAACAATATTCACAGGTACGTCTAACAGGACATGATTTTTTAGAAATTGGTAAAGGTAATTTGTATACTTCACAGTATCCGTTGTTAACCCCAATTGAAGGTTATGATATT